CATCTGAAGGGGTACATATGGGCAGTAGAACAGACCAGCGTCATAAGGGGAAGTACCCTTATAACCAACAACATAGTACTGTGAAGCAGCACCGTTTGCTGAATAAGGATCGATGTAGACTCTGTAGCGACCGTTAAGAACACCAGCGAATGTGTTACCTGTGTCATCGACATTCAGGTTTGCATTCAGAGCAGGTGTGTAGTCGAGCATACCAGCATGTGTCAGAGCTGAAGCAACGTCAGCGGAGCACATGATGATGTTGCCCTTTCCTCTACGAGTTCTTTGTGCAATTGCGTTAGCATCGCGCTCGATTTGGAAGATCAGTCCTTTGAACTTCTCTACACTCCAGCGACCGTTGGAATCAACGTCCAGGTCGAAGATACCTGAAGTAGCAGTGTTTGCAGTAGCACCTTGCTCAGCAGTCTTGTAGATGGTTCTGATGACTTCGCGGTTGATCTCAGCAAGAATCTCAGTAGAGAGAATGTTTGCGAGTTCCGCTTCAGCGTTCAGACCATGGATTGCCTTGAGGTCTTGTGCGAGTTCTAAGGAGTACTCAGCCTTCAGTGCTCTGGACTTCGCAGTAACGGTGACTTTCTCGATCGAGAATGCCATCTGGTTGAAAGCATTGCTTCCAGTACCGTCAAGTGCTTCTGCGTCGTCTGTACGCATACCCTGACCAACAGAATATGCTTTCTGTGTGGCGTTGGAGGAAGGATTCAGAGCACCAGGGTTAGTGCCAGGGTTGTGTCCGGTAGTACCCATACCAACTGCAGCATTGGTCATGCCGTTGGTGAGGTCAAGACCTTTGTCCTGACCGGAGAATGCGGTATCTACTTCATCGAAGAAGGTTTCAGTACCAGACTGACTATCGCGACGTGAACGCATCGCAAAGATGAGTCCAGTAGGACCAGACATTGGCTGAACACCTGCGAGGTCATATGCGACCAAGTTAGGCATAGAGCGTCTGATCAGGGAAATCAGAACTGGATCGAAACCGGCAACAGGACCTGATGCGGTTGCACCACCAGAGAAACCAGCAGCAGAGCCGGTTTGGGTGTTCATGTTAGGTTGCTCAGTAAGCATTGTGGTGCCGCTTTCGAAGGCACTTTGCTCACGGAGGAATTTTTCTTGGTTTTCCAGCAGGACTGCGGTTACTGCTCTCTTATGGGAGTTCTCGATTTTATCAAGACCCTCATGGTTGAGGAGAGGTGCCCACTTTTCCTGCAACTGTTCGGAATGGAACATTTGCGTTTACCTATGTGTGGTTAGTTTATGTTTGATTTAATTTTAAATTCAGGAGTTTTTGCTAAGTGTAGAACCCAATGCTCTCATGTAGGATTCCATCGAACCAGTATAGGATTGATGGTTGCTCTCTACACCTTCAGAGAGGGTCTCGGTCTTAGCTGGAGTAGAAACGGTCTTCTGAGAGAAGTATGACTCCTTCAGTGTTTCTAACTTTTCACGATATTGTGCTTCACTTTCAAACTCTACACTTTCGGAAAGTGAGGCGAGCTTCTCTTTCTGTGTCTGTGCAAGACCATCAGAGACTTGATCTAAGATTCCTTCAGCAACCGACTCATTGAGTCTGGAATTGAGGGAGATATTCTTTTCGATTTGCTCGTTGAGTTTTGTTTCCATCTCATCTAATTTTGCTACCATTGCGGTAGTTACATCATACTTCTCTTCAGGGATAGTTACATAATGTTCTTCAAAAAGACTCTTCATTCCGGAGAGGAACGATTCGGTCATTTCAGTCTTGAGTCCATGCTCGACTGCGAGTTGATTTTCAGTCATCCACTCGTCAGCGACATACTCAAGGTAAGAATCAACACGCTCAGCGAGTGATTCTTTTGCAGAAACAATTTCTTCTGCAAACTTTTCTGCAAACTTAGTTTCCAGTTCTTCTTTGACTTGAGCAACCTTAGAATTGATTGCTGCTTCGAAGATGGTGCGTGCTTTTGCTTGGAATTCCTCGGAGAGTTCTTCGCCTGCGAGGAGAGCATTGACATCTTCTTCGATGTCATACTCAGCAACGACTTCTTCTTCAGTTACTTCTTCTTCAGAAACAACTTCGTCTTCGGTAGTCTCTTCTTCAGCGACTACCTCATCAGTGGTTTCCTCTGCTTCTGCTACTACTTCTTCGTCTGCTACTTCTTCCTCTTCCTTCATACCCTTAGGCATTGGGTCAGCAGGTTTAGCACCTTTGGTGATAATATCCTTGACTTGCTTGAGGGTAGCACCTGGCTCTTTCAGTTTTGCCGAATCATCATCGGACTTGTAGTTCTCGGGAGTAGGACCACCGAGATCCTCAACGTTAGCCAGTTGAGTGCCAGGATCTGCCATTTTAGGCATAGGATCTGCAGCAGCAGCCCCAGAATTAACAGCAGTTTTGGATTGCTGTGTCTTTACTTCCATTTCTTGTAAATCTCCACGAGACATTTGAACTCTCCGTTATTGCCGGTATTAAAACTATATTTATTTATAAAATTAAAGATTAGATAGGAAATCACTCCATAACTGGAGTTTGTGCTCCTCTAACGCTCTCTGACCGACGAGTGTGTTAATCTTATTTTTGGTCTGCTGGGCATACTTTTCGCGAAGTAAACCACCTTCCCAGACCCATTCTTTACCTTCCATAATACCCTCAACAAATGCATCAGGTGCAGAAGGATCAGCAACAATATCAGCAGCAGTTGCTAACATGAAGTCGTCGCCAACAATATTGCATCCCTCTTTTGTTGTTTTAAGCGATCCAATACCACGAGAAGAAACGCCAAGTTTGACACCTTCTTCTACGAGATTTGCGGCAATCTTACCCATCGGTGTTCCGAGGATTTTTGCCTTACCAATAAAGTTATCTCCACTCTCTCTTAATGAGACAATCTTATGTGATACTCTATCGAGATTCACGGTAGGACCATCAGGATGTCCAAGTTCACCAAGTGCTCTACCTGCCTGAACATTGGATTCGTTATAACGAGAAACTTCACGACGAAGAGTATCCATAGGATACATACGACCATTGCGGTTCTTGATGTTTCCCTGAAGGAATACTCCCTCAATATACAGGGATTTCTTGCCAGACTTTGTTTTCTCTACAAGAAATTTGACAGATTCGATCTCTTCTCTGATAAGTTTCATTGTTTTTAATTGGTGAATCCTACTTTTGCTACCTCAACTGCAGCTCCGGTGACATAAATTTTGTCGCTTGGACTCTTCTCAACTATCTCAACACTGTTGTTAAGTTGAGTGAAAGACCCAATAACTGTATCACTAGAGTCTGTTCTGAATACAACGACTACACCCGCAGTTGCAACAATTCTCACAACGGTTGCATTACCAACAGTGGTTGCATTACTGCTACCTGCTGCTAGTGCTGCTTTTTCTCCTAATGGTAAAATGCGTGACATTTTTATAATCTACTTGTATATTTTATTTATTCTTCTTCTGCTTCTACTTCTGCCTCAGTATCAGGCTGTTCCTGATTGCCACCAAAGAGAGAAGCAGCAGCCGTTTCTCTATGGGAGGAGACTCTCTCACTAGTTTTACTAAAAAGTAAGTCTTTGATTGTATCAGATATTTTCGAAGGTGATCCATCAGTAATCATCATGTCTAAAAGTTCATCCATGTTTCCCATGTTACAAATTTACTTATATTTATATCTCGCCACCCTTGGGCATCTCAATTGGTTCAGCAGAAGAAGCATCAATCTCAGGTTCCATAACCGGTGCTCCAAGGTCCATTGAAGCAGGATTTTGCCCTGCATCTAGTGGTTGACCAGTTGCAGGGTCAATTGTTGCTGGATCGGGAATAATACCTGACTTTATTTCTGCTTCGATAAGTTTATCTTGCTCAAGAATTTCCATATCAGTTTGACGCAATATCTTGCGCCTTACATAGTCCTGTGAGTAGTATTTACCCACATATGGTTGAGCAGTTTCAACAAGAGATAATCTCTCATTCATTAATTCTGCTTCTTTTAATTCGGAGAAATGATTATCATATAGGAAATCATATTGAATATGCTCACTCATTAATTCCCAATCTTCAGGAGTGATAACATTCTTAAGAAGTAATTGAGTTCTAAGCATGTCATTAAACATTGCAGAGAATCTCTTTCTTAAACGACCCACGAACTTTGTGAATTTCAGTTCATCCCTAAGTATTTCAGATGATCTACCCAGATTAAATCCACCTTCTCCGTCCATACGTGACGGCGGAACATTAAGGGACCTGTAAAGTTTCTTCTTAAAATACTCAATGTCAGTGATTTCTCCCAGGTTTTGACCGCCAGGAAGAGTAGAAATTTCAGTTCCTCTGCCTCCTTCACGTCTGGGCAACCAGAAGTCCTCAAGCATAGCCATGTACTTTTTGTCATCACGAATCTCTCCTGTGGACGCATCGTATACCAACTTGTTACGATATCTCATCATAACGTCACGCAGATACTGTTCTGCTTTAATTTTTGGAAGATTGCCAACATCAATATAGAAAATACGACGTTCTGGTGCTCTTGAAAGTCTATAAATGACGAGACTATCCTCAATCATTCTCAGTTGATTGAGAGACTTGATTGCTTTATGAAGATATGAAAGCGTTGATCCTTTATTTCTATCTACTAAACCAGATGTACAATAAGCTACTGAGTCTTTAGTCATTTTAATACCTTGACTCGCACTTGATTGCATTGGGTTGCCACCCATTCCCGCTTTTGGATTATAGATAAAAAACTCTTCCAATTCTGGGAAATCATAATCCATTGGATCTTGCTTCAATGGATTGAGACGATTTAGTTCTTTCTTTTCATTCTTCTTTTGCTTCCTTACATAACGCATTTTCATTGCGTCAATATAACGAAGTTCCTGAATACCATCTTCAGGTTTCTTTAGATCGATTATTTTATGATAATAAAGTCTACCATCAATGTACCAATTCCTATAGATTTCATGTGCTTTCTTATTAAAATCCAGTAAATCTATGATGTGCTTAAATTCTTGTCTAATAGATTTCTTAATACCATCGCTAGCATTAAGGTTTGAGAGTTCAATCTCAACAGGAGTATCGTTACTATCAGAAACGATTGCCTCGTTTACAATATCTTCAATCGCACTATCACACTCTGGATGAAGCGCCATCTCACGATATCTCTTGATGAGATCAAATTCAGTTTTATATACGCCTTCAATATCTACGTAGGAACCAAAAAAACCACTACTCATATAGTGGTCAACCCCGTCCTCATTTGACTGAGGGACGGGGGAGACTACTGATGGTGAGAGTGGTTCAGTATCCTCAATAGAGAACCCAAATAATTTGGACATTATTAAACTCTAAACTGTATCTCTACTATTTATTAGGAGAGAAAATAGAGTCAATCAGAATCCGTTGATTGTTACTCCGTTCTGATCTGTCTCACCGGTTGCTCCGTTAGCAGAAATACTCTGAACAGCAAACTCAACTGTAAACTCTTCAATTGTATCACTCGAATCGTAAGAGAGATCAATCGCAGATACGTTTACTGGGAAGATGGAATGGAAGGTATAAGATCTAAGAGGCTTAACTTTTACTGGTGGTTCAGCAGCAGCATCACCTGCTCCTCCATTGGATGTACTATGCTTGTTCTTAGCATATCCTCTACCTAACTGATAGACGTATGCTTCTGCCATATAAGCAGCTGGACTTGTAGCACCAGTATTGTCATCCAATTTAGCAATACCATTCATCCAAATTTCAAATTTAGTTCTCAAAGTGAATCCTTCATCATTAAGGATTGTGATTGTCCAGTTTTCGATGGTTCTATCACCAGCAACCTTCAGAGTACGACCTCTAAAAGGAATATCGATAGAAGCAATATTAGATGCAGGCAACTGGGCAGCCTTACACATGAAGTTTAGATCCGTTTGAGCAGCAGCATTCCACTCTTGATTTGGAATAGATTGTAATGCTGCTGCTGGGAATGTTGGAATTGAAACTTCGAATAAATTTGGTCTTGCTCCCCCACCCAAAAGTGCGGATTTAAAAGAGGTGAGCGTGCGTAAGTTTGACATTTTTAGAAATCCTCCGTTATTTTATGATTATGATCAAACTCTACCAGCGACTTCCTGGAAACTTGCTCCAGTACGTGTGGCGACGAAAGTAAGTGTAATGAAGTTAATCGACTTGGCAGGCTTCAGGAAGATGTCTGCTCTAAATTCATTATTATCAATAACATCTGGTGTGTTATTCGACTCATCACAGATAACGAGGAAGTCAATCAGTCCTCTCTTTGCTTGAACATCACGGAGGTATGGTTCAACAATGTTTCTAAAGTTTGCTCTCGTTAACTCGTCGTTGAGTTCGAAGAGTTGTGCTTGTGCTGCTCTCTCAAGTGATTGCTCAATTGTGAGGAACAAGCGGCGAACGTTGATTCTGTCGAAAGCAGACTGATAAGCAAGTGCAGTCTTATCACCGAAGAGGAATGTTCCAGCACCAGGCGAAGTGATGAAGGAGTTGATTCTCTTAGGATAGAGACGATCTCTTTGAGTCTTAGATGGGTTGTAAGCAAGTTTAACAGCGTTATTAATAACACCTCTCTGCTGACCTGCTGGTGAGAACCATGGATAGGAGTTGAGAGCAGTTCTTGCCATCATTCCAGCAACATCTGGGTTGCATGGAATATAACGGAACTTGTTATTGAAACGATCAAAGGTATACTTATAACCGGAATCAAATACCGCGTAGGAAGAGGATTGTAATGGGCTGAAATAGTTAATCAGATTGGTTGTCTGAGTCTCAGTGTTTGTGATGTTGACAACGTTTGCTCTATGAGGACCAACAACTGCCATACAATCTTTTCTTGCTCCTGCGAGAGAGATAAGATAGTTTGCTTTTGCTTGAGATTGTGCTTCAGTATCACAACCAGGTCCCATGATTAAGAAGTCAACTTCGGTTTCATCCTTATTACTAAAGAGCCCGTATGCGGAAATAAGTTTTCCAAGGTCTGCCTTGTAACCATCTCCACCAGTGCTCTGGTAATCATTACCACCTGCGAAGGTATAAGTCTTATTACCGATTGAGAGGAACTGCTTATCTTGTGCAACTCCGCCTTGGTTTGCAGCGCCA